AGGTCCTTCTGCAACGGCTCCCTCCAATGAAGGCAACGGGTTATTGCGAAGATAACGTCCGCCAAACGACCGGAATACTCCCGGGTTGTCACGGGTAGTTCCACGGACAGTCGAACTGTTCGGTGTAACTGTCGGGGGGATATTGTATTGTGCAGATGGTGCGCGAATTTCCATCTGTCGATCCAGCTGTGCGCTAGTCATTGCATTATTATTAACCGCGTTTGCATCACCTTCTGTACCGGTCATGATTTCAAATCGGCCAGGGCGAAGAGTCGCAACATTAGTTCGAGGGAAAGCTTTCTTGTTTGTCTTACCAAGCTGAGACATGAAGTAATAATCACGTCGGGAAAAATCTTGGCAAGAGCAACAGTATCTTGTTCCTGTAATTAAGAATCTTCCCACATGAGGGTCTTCACGTGCTGGCGTTTGGAACACACCATCTGGAGTAGCTTCAACAGAACCAAGCTTCTGCAGTTTTAAAATACCTTTGACTTCATCCGTTTCAACCAAAAGAGCCTGAATATAGCCATATCGTTTTTGCGTGGCGGGGTCAATAGTTGCTGCTGTTATAGGAGCACCGCCAACTTCAACAACACGATCTTCCAAAATTTCGCCGTTGATTGGGTATTGTTTTGGAACAATCTCTCTGCCCCCTACAACAACAGGAGGAATAAACAAAGGAGGTGGTAAAGGTGTGTTTTCATCCCAACCACCGTTTAGTTCTACATACCAGAAATCTTCAGTTTCCGTCACGGCCTTGATGGAAGCAGCGACGCCACCACCGCCCCGTAAGTTATCAAACCTAAGACTTCCTCCAACACGCACACCTGCCCAGTGCATGCCAAGTTCTTTGTTCTTGGTTGGAAAACCTTGACAAATACCAGGGATTTGTGGTGGGTTTACACCTGGAGGTAAAACTGTTCCTGGTGGCAGCGGAATAAGATAGTTAAAGGTATATGAATACGATTCGTCATATAGGCTATTGGCATAAATTTCAAAACCTCTACGCCATCTAGACCAAGCAGATTCTCTGTTTGCACTATAAATAGAATCCGGAACTGAGCCTTGAGAAAACTCAGTCCGGATAGGCAGCACTCTATTAGTGCTGAAGTCTTGTGTTTTATTGAAAGAACCGAAAGAACTTCCGCTTCTTTTAGCCATGCTTAGAAGAATCCGCCTTGAGCACTGATGTGGGCACCAGGTGTATAGCCAGAAGGATTTGGACCGTCAGGGAAAACACCAACGTAAATACGATCGCCACGCTCCAAATAAATACCTTTGTTACGGAGAGGTGCAGTGCTTCCAAGACCAGTGGTGTTACCTGCTGATACCACAGGGACAGCTAGTTCCGGCATAACATCTGAACAATTAACAGACGTGGTGTTAGCGGGTACTTGTTTGGTGAAAAGCACTTTATAGTCACCGGATGCAGGAATCGGTGTAGTGGTTCCACGGGTGTGGTAGAACACAAAGGTTACTTCTGGTTGATAGCCGTAACCAACGCCTTGGTAAGTAAAGCCTGAAGCAATACCACCTGAATAATTAAGTGCGGTGTTTACACCAGTAAGGGTTGAAGATCCGGTATAGGTGTAATAACCAAAGCCACTGGCAGTGCCGTTGGTTAACACATCCGTATCAAATAAAAGGACGATCTGTCCACTTTGAACAGAGACTACAGTTCCAGATGTGCCACTTGAAACAACGTAGTCTGCATCACGATAATAATCGTTGCGTGCAATCGTAATAGACTCAACGACACCGCCGTTATTGTTATCTTCACTTAAAGCCGCATCCATATCCACTAAGATGGACGGTGCCTGACCACCCTGCACAAACACAGTGTTGGTAGATGCGCTGCCGACAGTCTGTGTAGTTACGCGAACTGAGTCAAATAAAGGCCGGTCAACAAGAAGCGGCTGTTTATTGGTGGAGGTACTAGACACTTCTAACTATGCTGCTTTTTTCTAATTATAGCGTTATTAGAACATTCCTCCAAACGGGTTCATTGCGTTAGAAAGAACTGATTGAAGTACAGAGTTCCGTAAGGAGTCTGCTAACGAATTTTTCTTAGTAAGTTCCGACTTAGTTTCCAAACCAAGAGATTGACCAAGAAGAGACCTAGCAATAGAGGATCGATCAGACTCAGGTTTTGCTCCATCACTTTTCATATCCAGGCCGCCAGCTGCAGCACTTGCCCCTCCATAACTTTGTCCGGTGCTTGCAATCTGTGCCGCACCAGGGACGTATTCCTTATACTTACCCGACTTATAAACAGACCAGGCATTAGGTCCTTGTGTATCAAAAATACGTTTTGCTGCCCTCATGTTTGTGAGGGGATCATATAATTCACTTTTTTCTTTCAGGCCAAATTCGCGTAGTCTTGATTGACCTAATTGATAGTCTGGATAATCAATCATGTTGACCTGCATCAGGCCGTAGGATTCATCACCCGTTGAACGATCTGGATTTAAAGCCAAGGGATTTCCACCTGACTCAGCCCGAGCGATTCCAACAATCGTCGGAATTGTGCTTTCTTCAAATCCTGCTTGACGCGCAAGGGAAGCAAGCTGTGAATCAGAAAGACGAGACTGTCGTTCGGCCATTATCTCCACACCTCATTTAAATAAATCCTGGAACCAACAGCAGTATCCGCAGGACCGGGTAATGCTTGAATAAACTCCGCGCCAGAACGCTCGTAGCGGTAACGTGCCTGGAAAGGGTCTTTGTAATTAGGAACGTAAAGAATACCTGCTAAACGGTTTGTTTCGTACAGATAAATTTCATCCCATACCTTCAATGCCTCCTTGGCATTGCTGGATTTAATCGTACGATCCACGTCACCCAGGATTGTTTCGATCCTGGTAGAAGGAGAATCAGCGACTTCAGTTTTCTTTTCTGCAGTATCGCAGCGACCAATCTGAATAGTAATTTTGTCGTAGAAGAATGAATCCGGAACAGTATTCATAGCTTCTTCCAAACGGGCGTAATCACCCGCCGGGACAGAAGTTGTAAAGTAGCCCAGGTGATACCTGACCCTACTTTTATCAAAGTCAGATAGCTGCA